CCCCCCTTCCGAATCAGCACCAACAAAAAGAGGTCGCCCGAAGGGTAGCAAGAATAAGCCCAAGCCTACGAAGGATGCGGTTAGCAAGGAGTATGACTTGCAGTGGTTTCCGGAGAGGTGGATGGGTGAGAGTCCGTATCCTTGGCAGTTCAATGTATTGGAGGCTTTGAATTATAAGGGGAGTCGTGTTGCGTTGAAGGCGGCTAATGGAAGTGGTAAGACGAGTATGGTGGCGGCTAGTGCGGTGTTGTGGCACGTTGTGAATTTTCCGGATAGTTTGTGTGTATGTACGGCGGGTGTGTTCCGGCAGATTGAGGCGGCTTTATGGCCGAGCATTAAGCGTGGGGTACAGACGATGACGGGAGGGGAGGGGTTTGAGGTAACACAAAGTGGGTTGAGGTTTGTGAATGGTGCGCGGGCGATTGGGTTTAGTGCTAGTGATCCACATAAGGCGGAGGGTTGGCACAGGCAGGGGCCGACAGATAATTTGTTGTTTATTGTGGATGAGGCGAAGGCGTGTGAGGATGGGATATTTCATGCGATGGAGAGGTGTCAGCCCAGCCGGATATTGATTATGAGCAGTCCAGGTGCTGCTTCTGGGTATTTTTATGAGGCGTTCACGAAGCATCGTGAGAGGTGGGATACATTTACGGTTACGGCTTTTGATTGCCCTCATTTGACCAAGGATTGGATTGACGAGCAGATATCGACGTATGGCGAGAAGAGTCCGTTGATACGTTCGATGATCTATGGGGAGTTTGTGGATGACTCGGCGGATGGGGTGGTGTTGGGTTTGAGGGAGTTGGAGGGGTGTTTACAGGAACCGCCGGAGAGGAAGGATGGGATGCGGGTGGCATTTGTGGATTTCGCGGCTGGCGGGGATGAGACGGTGTTTTGTTTACGGGAAGGCAATGAGATCACGCAATTGGACACTTGGAAGGAGCGGGACACGAACAAGACCATTGGGCGATTGATTAATTTGTTTGATCGTCATGGGTTGGTGGCTGATGAGATTTACGGGGATGAAGGTGGGTTGGGGTTACCGATGTGTGATGCGTTGGCTGAATCTGGTTTTTCCATCCACCGCGTTAATTTTGGTGGCAAACCATTTGATGGGAGGTATCAGAATCGGGGCGCGGAGATGTGGCACACGGCGGCTCGGACAATAGCCAATAAGGAGGTGCGATTGATTGATGATCAAAAACTCCAACAACAACTTGTTACTAGGCGGGTGGAGGTGAGTCGCACCGGCAAGCTGGGATTAGAGGCTAAAGACAAGATGAAATCGCGCGGCCTTGCCTCTCCAGACCGTGCTGACGCCGTTTTGGGCGCGATAGCCTGTGGCGGTGGGGTAGGGGGCAGTTGGGAGCGTTATAGCTCATTTTCGAAGCCTTCACTTTCCGAGCTTATGGAAGACGCCCAACTACTTGTTGAAGAATCTTCACTGCCATCGGGCATGGATGCGGGTGGGTAATCTTTTTCTTTGAAGCATTTGCCAATAAGTTTCGTCTGTATTCCTATTGTCACAAGATAACATTTTGTGGTAATGCAACTTTTGGGCGTGGTGTTGTGGTAGGCGTGGAGATCGCGCTTCAGGCTTGGGATTGTAGCAAATTGTTAACGGGGGTTAACGAGTCAGTAGCCGCATGAATCAGTAGCCGCGCCTTTTTAGGCTTATGCCAAGGAAATTTGTTTATCAAGGGGTTACGGGGCCGACTTCCTACAAGGATGGTCAATTTGCCGCCGACATGGTCGAGCATCGGGCAGACCAGCAGAAAGCGAAACAAGTTCTACGCCACCAAAACTTTTTACACAAAGCCCTCAAGTCTATGAACAAGCTCAACAAGCATGATAAGGATATGCAGAAGTTGAAGAGCAATAAGTACGGCACATGAGCGAAGAGATTTACACTTCAGTCCTCGACGATATTAAAAGCCGGACTAGTTGGGAAACCCGTCAGGGCTTGTGGTATCAGATGCGTACTGATGGGCTGGCTCGGAAGGCCAAGCCTTGGGGTCGCGCAGCGGATATGCATTTCCCGCTGATTGACACCACCATTAACAAGCTAAAGCCCAGTTTCTTTCAGCAGTCTATGGGGTTGGATGTGTTGGCAACATTCGTGCCGATGCGCCAGCAACTTTCCGCTTTCACCGCCACCGCCGAACAATGGTTCAGCTACAAGCTCCATGAGAAATCCAACTACTCCACGGAGGTAATGAGTTGGATTGATTATATGCTCACAAGTGGTCGTGGAATTATTAAAATTTTTTGGAATCCGGATAAGAAGCAAGTGGAGTTTCAGTCCGTTGATCCTATGCACCTAATCGTCCCGCCTTGGACGAAGGATTTGGAGGGGGCAGACCGCATCACACAAGTCATACCAATGAGTATGGATGCGTATAAGCGCGCTGGCATCTACGCCACCAGTGAAGAGGTGATGAAGAAGCTGCGGGGTGGGAAAGTTGAAGATACTGGCATTTCCTCGGAGTACCTTAACAAGCGGGAAATCCGCGAAGGACTCACTCATTCCGAGGACAAAGACCAGATTATTGTCTGGGAAGTTTACACCCAAGACGATGAAGGCAAATGGACAGTGCAAACATTCTCGCCACAAGCTCCGGAAGTGAAGCTGCGCGATGATATGGAAGTTCCGTTTGACCACGGAAAACCGCCCTTTGTCGGGTGCGAGTACGAAATCACTGACGGAGGTTGGTACAGCCCGCGCGGAGTGTGCGAAATGCTCGCGCCTTTCGAGGCCGCTCTTTGCAAGTTGTGGAATGAGAAACTGGACAGTGCCACACTGTTTAACCAGCCCATGTTCCGCTCCGAACGCGACCTGCCGAACTCCATCAATTTGCGGATGAAACCTGGACAAATCCTACCGTTCGGTATCGCGCCGGTTACCATGCCTCAACCGCCGCTGGATTTTGATAAGGAAATAGTCCGCACTCAATCAATAGCTGAAGGGCGTGTCACTGTACCCGATTACGGTATCACTCAAGTGATGAATACCCGTGACCGGCGCACTGCCACGGAAATTGAATCCATCAATGCTCAATCGGCCCAATCAATGGACTTGCGACTGCGCCTGTTCCGTCAGGCATTGGGTAAGATGTTCCGGCAAGCCTACGAGTTGCTGATTCAGTACGACAAGAAATCGCTCCAATTCCGGTTCCTAGAGGATTCGCTCAATGTCGATCCGGTGGCACTACACGATGACTACCAAATTGAACCGCGCGGCGGCATGGACATGGTCAGCCGACAAATGCTGCTCAATAAGGCAGTGCAACGGAAAATGCTCTTGGGCCAAAGCCCGTGGATTGACCAAGTCGAACTGGATAAGTCCATCCTTGAACTGGAAGACCCTAGCCTCATTGCCCGTCTGGTGCGTGATCCGCAAAACAAGGTGCAGGATGAGGTGGAAGACGAGCAACGGACAATCCCAGCGTTGCTGTTAGGGCAAAATGTTGCAGTCAAACAATACGAAAATTTACAGGGCCGGATACAGGTGCTGATGGGTTTCATCGAGCAATCCCGTGCAACCGGCCAACCTATAAGCCCGCAAGGGCAGCAAGCAGTACTGGCCCGTTTGGGCGGACTGATCAGCGCGTTGGAGGTAGTCGATGCCAACACCGCGCGCGCGTTGCGGAAAGATGTGCAGAAGTATCTAGAGACAACTGGAATCATCGCAAACCAAGAGGAAGCGCAAATGCCACAAGTTCCCGTAGATGCCTCCATCCCGCAGCCTGAAGTCGCGCCGGAGCCGCCAGTACAACCGCAGGAAGCAGTAGCCTAATGGCAAGAGATAAAGACAAAATGAAATGCAACTCGCCGCGCCGAATCACAAAAGGCGAAGCGGGACATGGAAGAAAAAAGTTTGTTGTCAAGGCTTGCTCCGGTGGCAAAGAGAAAATTGTCATGTTTGGTGATGCCAACATGGAAATAAAAAAAGACAACCCAGAGAGACGCAAAAATTTCAGGGCCAGACATAACTGCGCTGAAGCAAAAGACAAGATGTCTGCGAAATACTGGTCATGCAAGGCGTGGTAGTTAATTGATAGTTTTAATATTAACTTTGTTTATTATGGCTGATAAAAAACCAAAAATAGTTGAGCTTCCTTTTCCTTCAGGGATAACATTAGGTGAGCCTGAAGCCCCTAACACAGACCCAACAAAAGGCTTTGTGACTCCACCGAAGAAATCAGCGGCTCAAAAGGTTCCGAGTTACGTTAAGGGTTTTCTTGACCCGTCTGGCGAAGAAAAAAAACGGCAAGATCGCCAAAAATCTGAAGAGAACAGGGAGTATCCACTTGGCAAGCATGATAGCGGTTATCACGTTATTAAGGGGCCAACGGTTTATACTGGAGGAATGTTTGGGCTGCCTAAAGAAGAGGCTCCAGAGTTAAGGGAGGATACAAGGATTCCGGTTAGCTCTAACGCATATTCATCAGTCACCGACATCAAGGATGCTGACTTACCTATAAATGCGGCAGAATATTTTTCAAAAATGATATTGGAAGGTAAGGATCGGCCTAAAGAAAAGAAAGACGCAAATTCGAGAACTTTAAAAGAGGCATACGATGAGGATTTAATGGCCGGTATGGCATTACTGGCAGACGAACACCCCAACTTTGACCAGACCAGAGAGAACGCAGAACGATTGCTTTGGAAATTACCGCTAAAAGGTGGGCCTCGATCTGAAAGTCCAAGCAGGAAAAGTATAATTATCAATCGATTAAAGAAAAAATGAAGGGCAAGAAAAAGAAGACCAAGAAGGTTAAGTACTAATGCGACTTTTTAGATTCATCCGCATCGCTTGGGCGATGAGTAGCAGGTTGCCTTGGGTGGAGGACGCCGAATGGGAAGCGGATGATATCAATGCATTGCGCCAGTTTCTGGTTAGCAAGCAGGGGCGGAAGTTCCGCCGTTTACTACTTAACATGGTGCTGCGCCAAAACGCTCTGGTGGCAGCGCAAACGGACAGAAACAAGTTACAGCATGAGGCTGGCTTTGCTAACGGCATGAGAATGACCGTTCATACTGTCGAATCTCTGGCTCGCGAGATCGAGCCGGTAGACGAACTTTCATCGGACGTATTCGGGGTCGGACGTTCGATGAGTGAAGACCCCACAGCACGGCGCGCGTTTTGATTGCGTATGCGCGACGAGGAACAGCAATTATTATTGGAGCGTTAAATGCCTGAAGAAAATGCAGAAGTAACTGAAGAGCAACTGGTTCAAGCGGCATCGCAATATGATGCCGCCATCGAGGCCGGTGAAGAGCCTGAAGTCACCATCGAGGAGCAACCCGAAAGTGATGAAGGTGATGTAACCGAAATCAAAGAGCAGATGCAGGAAGAAGCCGAGCAGGAAGAACAGGCATCGGACGCTGAAGAACAGTCCAGTTCAGAAGAACCGGAACCGGAAGAGAAGGCAGAGGAGAAGCCGGTAAGCAAGTACGAGAAAAACCGCAAGAGGCAATCTGAAGCATGGGAGAAAATAAACTCCCAGAAGGAAGATGCCAAAAAGCGGGAAGCAGAGTTGGAGAAGCGCGAAAAGGAGTTGGAAGAACAACGCCAGAAAGTAGCTGCCAACAAAGGCTATCGTGATGAAGACGGGCATTCCGCTGATGACTTCGAGAAGGCGGCAAAAGAGTTCGACCAAGAAGGTGAATCCGACTTGGCGACAGCGGCCAGGAAACGCGCGGAGGAATATCGCGGGCGAGATAAAGAAGCCCAAGAACAATCTTCCCGCGCTGAAGTCGAACAGATTCGGACGAGCCAGCAAAATGAATTGCGGGAAAAACATCCGGAACTCAACGACCCTAACTCGGAGTTGTTTAAGGAAGTCGCGTCTCTCATGGCTACCTATCCAGTGCTGCAATTTGATCCATACGGATTGAAGGCGGCGGTGGATGTAGCTCAATTGCGCCAAAACTCAAAAGAAGCCGACTCCCTACGGGAACGGGTAGGTGAACTGGAGCAACTGGTTAACAAATACGAAAAGAAAACATCAGTGGGGGGAGGATTTACCACCGCCAAAGTTTCTGGAGACAGGAGTTTTGACGATATGGACGTTGGCGAGCAGGACAATTATTTGCTCCAAGCTGCGATGGCCCATGACGATAGCCTCTAGCCCGCTACTAACACAAAGATAATATTATGGCTACTAACACTAGTACCTCATTATCCGACCAGTATCAGAATCATTTCAGCAAGAAATTGCTGTCCTATGCTGTTCAAGCACTGGTTTTGGATCAATTCGCAGAGAAGGTCGCCCTTCCTGCAAAGGCCGGAAACAAGGCAATCTCGATGTTCCGTTATGGCGCGCCGAGTACGTCTGGTATTGAAACCCTCTCAACCGAGGGAACCAAACCATCGGGAACCCGTTCCCTCTCGCTCACCAAAATTGACAAGTCGCTCATTCAGCGCGGTCAGGTGATTGAGTTGACGGACATCCTGACTCAAACCGACCTGTTCAACAGTCTCCAGCAAAGCATCAGAACTCAAGGTGAAGATGCTGCTCTGGACTTGGACACGCTTACTCGCAATACGCTGGTGGGTTCCAATGTGGCTGGTGACGCTAAAGAAAACGGCGATGGTTCTGCTCTGGACAACAGCGACACTCTTACCGAGATGTACGCTGGTGGTTCCACGGACTACACCGACTTCTGCGCCACCACTTCCGGCAATACGCTGGCAGCGAGCGACATCCTTGATGCCGTGACCAAGCTGAAAATCAATCGCGCTACTCCTGCCAAAGGCGGAATGTATGTTGCGGTGGTCAGCCCACAGGTCTTGAGTGATGTGATGAAGGTCAACGAGTGGTTGAATGCCGCCCAATACAGCAATGTTTCCGAACTCTACAAGGGTGAGGTTGGTTCGTTGTTTGGTGCTAAATTCATCGAAACCACCAATCCGTTTGTTAGCGGAAACGCCAACACTGCGGACGATGATCGTTTCGATTATGACGCTTCTGCTGGAAACGGCGTTGCTGCTGACAAGAACGTGTACGCCACCCTGTTCCTCGGACAACAGGCATACGGTGTGCCGAACTTGGGTTCGCAGTCTCCGTTCAGCCCGAAGGTCATTATTGCGGACGGGCCGGACAAGAGCGATCCACTTGATCAGAAGATTAATGTGTCGATCAAATGCTATTGGGGTGCTTTGCGCCTCAACCCAGACAACTACGCCATCATGCGCTCCAAGACCGCATACAGTGGCTAAAAATAAAACAGACCATGCATAAAGGTAAGAAACCAAAAGGCGTGGTTCTTATGATCGCCGTGGGGGGTGGGGCTGAAAAGCCCCGCCTCTCCGGCAACTCGGAAATCAGTACTAAAAAGACAATGATTAAAATTCCTTTGGGCGCATTATCCAATATGGATGAAGAGGGTGATGCTGCCATGCCCGAAAATGGCGATACAGTTCAAATGAACAACGTCGAGGGCGTTGTCAAAAACATTGATGGCGAAGAAGCCCATGTTGAGCTTCAGACCGTTGAAGGCCAACCCATCGAGTACGTTGATCACAAGAAAGAGGATTCGGAAGAAGAATCTGATGAAGATCGCTTGATTCAGATGGCGGAAGAAGAGGACGAAAAAGCCGGTTACTAATTATGCCGATTTACCAGTTCAAGTCTGAAGGCGGCGAGGTCATCGAGGAGGTGGTTCCGGTTGGAACTAAAGACATCATTTTTGATGGAGAAAAATACTCCAGATGTTTGGAACCAACAGGGTTTGCCTTTACCGGCAACTCCACCGGAATGCCGTCCCAGACTGAACAGGTAAGGCGCGGGTATTACAAGTTGGAAACTGAAGGGGGTTCTGGTTTCAAGTCTTCATACAGTAAGAAACAAATCAAAAAGGCGTGGGGGATTTAAATGGCAACTTTACAGGGGCGGACTATTGCATCGAGCTACACTGAACTGCTCAAAACGACATCAAGTAGTGGCGTTACCTCGTCTCTGGACACGGTGCAGGACGGTGACGCTACCGATTCCGCACTTCAAATTTCTGATGCGGCGGTCAAATCCACCGGCACGTTAACTTCCACCGGAAACTTTGACGTAGCCACGGACAAACTTACGGTCAACGCGACTAGCGGGAATACTGCCGTAGCCGGTACTCTGGATGTCACAGGCCAAATTACCGGCAATGTCACTGGCAATGTCACCGGAGACGTAAAAGCTACAGACGGCACTTCAGTTCTCGATAGTGGCACGGACGGAACTGACGCAACTTTCACTGGTACAGCCACCAAGGCCGACCAACTTTCTACTGCCAGGAACATTGAGCTAACCGGAGATGTCACTGGCAATGTAAATTTCAATGGCACAGCGGATGTAGACATTTCATCTACTTTGTCGAACACGGCAGTCACTGCTGGCACATACGGTTCTGCTACTACTTCCCCCCGTTTCACTGTTGATGCAAAGGGGCGGGTTACTGGAGTCTCCGAGGTTACCATTACAGGTGGTGGCGGAGGTGGCGGAGGCGGGTCTGATGCGACATCGATTCAGGGTGTTGCTGTTAGTTCTACTGATCCCACTACTGACGGCGAGGCACTGGTTTACACTGGCTCGGAGTATGAAGCTATCGCAGTGGTCAAGGATGCCAATGCGGTTTCAACCAATACTGCCAGCAAAGTGGTCAAGCGCGATTCCTCTGGTGACTTCGCCGCTGGAACTATCACTGCTGCCTTAACCGGAAATGCATCTACTGCAACTGCATGGGCAACGGGACGGGATGTTGCGCTTACGGGTGATGTTACTGGCACGGCAACCGGAGTGGATGGTTCGGGTAATGTATCAATCGCCTCCACCTTGGCTAACTCCGGTGTCACTGCTGCAACTTACGGTGATGCGAATACAGTAGCTCAAGTAGTGGTTGACGCTAAAGGGCGAATCACCACAGCCACTGACGTAGATATTTCCATCACAGCATCGCAGGTAAGTGACGCTGGCACTGCTGCCACACTCGATGCAGCTACTGCCAACTGGAATGCCAACAAGATACAGGGCAGGGATGTCGCAAGCTCGGCTCCGTCAGATGGTCAAACCCTTTCGTGGAACAATAGTGCAAGCCAGTGGGAACCGACCACGGGTAGTGCCACCAACGCCAACCAGTTGCAGGGTCGTGACATTCAGAATGTTGCTCCGAACGATGGTGAAAGTCTGATTTGGGATAACGGCAATAGTCGCTGGTCACCTGCTGCAATTAACATCGTAACCGATACCTCTCCCCAGCTAGGTGGCGATCTGGATTTGAACGGCCAGGACATCGTAAGCACATCCAACGCTGACATTGAGATTGCTCCGAACGGAACAGGCGCAACGGTGTTTAAGGGTAACACGAATGCTGGTGCAATTAAGCTGAACTGCGAATCAAACAGCCACGGGCAGACTATTATCGCTCAACCGCATTCTGCCGCTGTAACAAACACGCTCACGCTTCCTGCTGGTGCTGATCAAGAGATTGTCGGCACATCTGCTACCCAGACTCTTTCCAACAAAACTATAACGGGACTCGCCATCGGCACAGACGTTCAAGCCTACGATGCGGACACTGTTAAGTCCGACACTGCCACAAATTTCACTGCTCCTGTTCGGGGCGGCGTGGATAGCGACCAATCATCTGCTGGGGTTTGTGATTTGTCCGAAGCCAACAACCACGCGGTAGCAGTTTCAGGGACTACGCAAATTTCAGTAACCAACCCAACAGCCGGTCAATCAGGCGTCATCACGATCACGCATGACGGCAGCGCGGTTTCATTTTCCGGAATTAAATTTGAAAGCGGATCAGCCCCAACGCCATCCACGTCCGGTGTTGATCTACTGGCCTACTACGTTGAGTCCGCTAGTCGGGTTTCGGCGGTGTTGCTTAAAGCCACAGCATGATTATTGGCAATCCATTACTGCTCAAGAAAGCGGCGGCTGGCTCAACCCCCGCCGACCCTGTAACTCGTTCGCTGCGGTGGGATGATGGCAATAACTCTAATCTCTACAAAGCAACTGGCAGCACGGACACCACTTGGACAGTGGCAATGTGGGTCAAGCGTTCTAAACTGTCCTCATTGCAATATTTCTTTAGCTGGGGTGGGGATGGAATCAACTTCGACTCTACTGATCGAATTTCAATCTGGAACGGGTCAGCTTACAGGTACACTACTGCCGTTTTTAGAGATACATCAAGTTGGTATCACCTCACGATTTCATGCAACGCTGGCACAATAACCATTTATGTTAACGGGGTAGCTCACGCCCTGTCCTCCAGCGTTTCCTACCCAGCTTGGGGCAATGTTTATTTCGGGCGATGGAGCGGCAATACTAGCTACAATTTTGACGGATACCTCGCAGACATATACGGAATCGAAGGTAGCGCACTAGACCACACCTCATTTACTGAATCGAATAATTACGGCGGCTATATTCCCAAAGCCTACACTGGATCATTCGGCACAAACGGATTCCACATCGACGCCCAGCCAGCCCACGATGCCGACCTCCTCGTAACTTCCGTGGCCCGCAACGATGGCGACACTGACTTTGCTGATGCGGCGAAGGGACACGGACTGACTGTTACCGGAAGTGTGCATCACGATGACACTGTTGGTAATCCGTTTGATTCCAGCGGCACTGCGATGCGCTTTGATGGAAGCGGGGATGAGATAGTTGCTTGGGTTGACGGCACTTCAGGAGATTACGATTTTGGCACAGCCGATTACACGATTGAATGCTGGGCTTATATTGATTCCTCTAATTCGGCGGCTGGAACCTACAATACGCTTTGGGCTTCTGCGCTGTATAAGAATCAGTTATTCGAGTACGCGGGAGATGTACATTATTACACAGGCTCATCTGGTGGAAGCAATCCCGCAACAGATGCAGTTTTCCCGACAAGTCAATGGAACCACGTTGCTGTTGTCCGTGACAGCGGGACGATGCGGCTTTATGTTAACGGTAAGTTCGGATTTTCGTACG